AAAAATTTATGTCTGATACTTGTGGTGGAGAGTGTGAAACAGAACAAGATTGTGGTCCAGAAACTCCTAAATGTAATGAAAATAAATGTTGTCCATTATCTGAATAAATTATTGTTTTTTTAACATATTATAAAAGTCTTTATAAAATATAGCAAATAATATAATAAATACTACTATTAATATTAATATAAAAATATAATATCCATTTTTTTTATATCTTAATGGTACTCCATTAAGCGGCATAGATAATAGAGCAACAATGAATGATGTAGGTAAAAATATTGTTGCTACAATTGTTAATATACGTGCTGTACCAGAATCTAAATAAGATATTCTTTGCATTGTACCATGTCTTGTTTGTTCTAAATTTTTAGTAAGATTATTAATATTATTTTTAAAAATAATAATACGATTATTAACTTTTTCTATAATAGAATTATTTTTATTATTAATGCGTAATATAATCATTTCTAAATCTTTAATAATATTATTATAAGTTGATATATAAAATAATATCTTATCTATATATTCTATTAATTTATAACTATCGTAAAATTCTATAAATGTAACAAATTTCTTAATATTATAAGCAATATAATCTAATTTACGATAATCTTTTTCACATATATTTATAAAATTAATAAATGTATTTGATAATTCATCATTTATATCTATAATATTTAAAATTTTATCATAATCACATATTATATATTTATTATCATTTAATGCAAATATTATTTTATATATAATCATATCTGGTATTTTATATTTTAATATATCCGAATAATCTAAACCATTTTCATATAAATTATATGGGGATTTTTTATCAATTTCAACACTATTGAAAACCAGTTTTGGGTATGATATAAAAAAATAATAATTATCTTTTTTTTTTATAAATTTTTCATTATTAAATATAATTTTATCTACCAATAACAAATCAAGTTCTGTTTTTTCATTTTCCCATTTATTATAATTAATAAGTTCCATTAAATCTATTATAATAATATATAAAAATAAATTATTATTTAATGATATAATGAATTATAAATTATATGATAATTTAGGATTAAAAAAAACAGACAATCCAACGGATGCTGATATTAAATCCGCATATAAAAAATATGCAATGAAATATCATCCTGATAAAAATAAAAATAATAAAGAAATATCTGATAAATTTAAAGATATATCACATTCATATTCAATATTATCGGATGTTAAAAAAAAAAGAGAATATGATCAATTAGGAGATAATGGTTATGTTGAAGGTAATAATGGAGGTGGTATAAATCCAGAAGATATATTTGAACAAATATTTAGGTCTCATGGTGGTAATATGGGTGGTTTTGGTGGAATGGGTGGAATGGGTGGAATGGGTGGAATGGGGGGGAGATTTTCTCACAATTTTGCTTCAAATGATCAAAACGAAGAAAATTCTAAATGTAATACAATACATAAAACTTTAAATGTTGGACTGGAAGATGTATATAATGGTATAAAAAATAATATGACTTTAAATATATTAAAACATTGTTTATCTTGTAATACTATATGTAATAATTGTAATGGTAAAGGAATAATAAAACAAGTAAAAAGTATGGGTATATTGACACAAATATTTCAAGGAGCATGTGATATATGTAACGGAACTGGTATAATATTAAAGGCATCTAAAAATTGTAATGAATGTTCTGGAAAAGGTACATATACAAAAGACATAAGTGCCAATTTGTCAATTCCAAAAGGTTTTACAAATAATTATAAGACAATATTTAAAGGAATGGGGGAACAACCTAAAAATAAACATAAAAAGTCTGGCGATTTAATAATTGAATTAAATATTCAACAACATAAAAATTTTATAAGAAAGGGTAATGATTTATATTATAAAACCGAAATTTCTTATATAGATTCAGTTATTGGTAAAGAAATTGAAATTCCGTATTTTAGTAATTCTATAAAAATAAATACATTAAAATATGGAATTTTATCAAATAATAATGATTATTTAATTGAAAATAAAGGTTTGCCTGTACAAAATAAAGATATATTTGGTGATATGTATATTGAATTTAAAATAAATTATCCTAAAATAAAAGATACAAGTAAAATAGAAGAATTAAAACTTTTATTAAAAAGTATGATTGAATAAATTTTTTTTTTTTAATTATATAAATTAAGTTGGTTCATTTATATCTAATAAATCATATTCATAATGATGTGACACATTATATATAATATCTGTTATTGTTATACTTACTTTTTCTAAATTATTACCAAAACTAATAATATTAAAACCAGGTGAAGTATCAGTTAAATAAACTTCATTTGTTGAAGTTTCTAAAGAACCACTATTTCCTTCCACATCACCACCATTACTAAAATCTCCTTCAATATTCCATTGATATGTGAATGATTGAGAACCTCCATAAATACTTACAATAATTTTTTCATAATTATCAGTACTTGATTTATATCCAATTGTATTTCTTCGTGGCTCTATATGTGTATTATTTTTAATAAATATAAAACTAATATTTATATTATTTGCTAAATCTAAGAAATTTTCTAAAAGTTGTATTCTTTGAATATAATTATTAATATATATATAATTTGATATAATTTCTGAAGAAACTAAATTAGATGTAATTGTATTTAATTCTAATAATGTATCATATGTATTATCTATATAATTAGATGTATTTTGATTTATAGATGTTACACGTTGTGATATTAAATTAGAAGTAGGTGCTATTAATTCGTTAACATTTGTTTTAAAATCATTTAATTCTATTGATATTACATTTGAAGTACTATTAATTAAATCATTATTATCTATATATAATGTATTTATATGTTGAGATATTATATTAGATGTATTTGTTAATTGTTCTGTAGATATTAAATTTCCAGTATCTATATCTGCTATACCTAGATTATTTATTCTTAATGATATTTGATTTGAAGTTTGTGTTAATTGTTCTTGTGTAACATTACCTGATGTACCTCCTCCTCCTCCTCCTATCAAATTTAAACTTGATATATGATTTGATATTAAATTTGATGTGTGATTAACTGGTATATATCTACTATTAAATTTAATAATTATTATACCTGACCCTCCTGTCATATTATCAGAATGCATAATATTATCAATAAATGTATCTGGAATATCAGGGTCCTCTGTAGTAGCTGTTATTGAATATCCACCACCTCCGCCGCCGCCAGAATTATAACCACCACTATATAATGATGAATTATTCCATTCAACATTATCATTCGCTTCATTTTGAATATACGGCATAGACCCATAATTACCATCAGCATTACCATTATGTAAATATCCCATACCACTTGAATGAGAAGTACCATCACCATATGTACCATCATTTGTAGATGTTGATAAATATCTTGAATTGCCACCACCACCATGTCCTGCTTTTCCACTATATTTACGCTCATCAAAAATACCACCACCTCCTCCTCCTCCTCCAAAATATGTATTATTAAGGTTTGTATTATTAACAAAAGTTGAAACAAATCCAACCATTTTACCATCAAAGCCTTGTGTAGTATTATTATGTTCGTCATTACCAACACTAATATATTTATTAGAAGAGGCTCCTTTACCACCAACATTACCCAAGAAATCAGCATCATTATAAGAATCTATTTCGGTATCGATATTATAAGTTTTAATAGTAGCGGCATCATCAGTAGGATCATTTTTAATAATAAATTCATCTGTTATTTCATAACCAAAATATGAACCACCTATAAGTTTTGGGTTAGAGGGATCTGTTAAATTTTTGTATGCAGAACCACCACCTTTAGCAATTGCACCAAACCCAATTGTATCATTTCCTGTTGTAATTATAGAATCTTCATCAATATAATTTTGTCCATTATTATCAAAATTAGCACCTGCTCCAACTTTAACATCATAAATTCCTCTTGGAATTATTACATCTTGTCTATATAACACACCCCCTCCCCCACCTCCAGCACCTGCGGGTTTAGTGATATTGCTAATTATTTCATTTAATTTAGAAGATACAGTTTGAGAATTTAATAATATACCTTGAATTATGTTATAATCTATATCATAATTAACACCTGCTCCGCCACCACCTACTAATAATATGTCAGCAACGGTGTCGGATAAAAACTTTAATGAATAATTTTTATCAATATTATCATTATTATTAAGAATAATATAATAATTATAATTATCATATTCTGATAATGTATATTGTGGTTGAATATTAATATTTAAATCGATAGATTTAACAATTGGGAACGACACATCGCTAATTAAGTCATCTGTTGATATATTATCAATAGAATGATTAACATAATCTATAATATTATTTGATGTATTATTTAAATTATAATTAATAATGTCAATATAATTTGAAGAATTATATATTGAATTAATTAAAATATTTGAAGTTTCTAAAATAAAATTTGAATTTATATTATAATTAATTTCTGCGAATTTTAAATAATTTAATTGATTTACAGATACATTATTTATGGTTCCATTAAACTTAATATTGCCATTTACATCTAATTTTTCAGTTGGTTCTGTATTAATACCTAAATTTGCATGATTATTAATAATAATAAATTCAGAAGAACCTTCTGAATTAATATTACTACATTGTATAATATTTTGGTCTGAAATATGTTGTATAATTGATAAAGTTGGTGCAGATATAGTTTGTGTATCATTATTAATTTCTAAAATATCTATAGTATATATTTCTGTATTATTATAAGTTGTACTATTAATTGTACTTGTTTCTCCTGAAATAAATAAATCTCCTTTAATTGTAAAATCACCATCTATACTTAAATTACCATCATATTCATCATTAATAATAAATTTATTACTCGAACCTTGTGTTATATTATCAATATTTAAATTATTAATTTGTTCGATTATAAAATTTGATGTTATATCTGTATAATTTGAAGAATATAAACTATTATCTTCAACAAATAGCTTAATATCATAAGTGACATTATCTAAATACGCTATTTTTTCTATTGGAGTATTATTAATATCTCCTCGATAATTAATATTTAATATATTAGTAATATTACCATTTTCATCGATTGATTTAATATTTATAA